CCACCACTCGGGACCGTGTGGGTTTATTCCTATCGCCACATCAGTATCCAAGTGATTTTCTTTCATGTAAAAAACAACATCTCCAACAACCATGATGGTCATAATGAGATGTGCCAAACTGCCGACACAAAAACTTTGGAGGCGGTGATTATTCGGGATTTGATTCTGGTATCATCGCCAAGTTTGGATATGCTCTTTATCTTGCGATGAAGTGGTATATAAACTCTGGAGACGATCTCTATGACTGGTATCTTTATAACGTCTGTATGAGTAGTATTGCACCGATTTTTGTTATTAATGGTGAATGCTACTGGTCAGATTGGATGAACAGTTCAGGAGGTTGGCTTACTGGTTTTCTGAACTCATTCGTCAATGTGTGTATTTTTAATGCGTTTCATTGGCTTGTGTGTACTATGAATAATTTGGGAGAACGATCAAGACTGGAAGATTTGATTTGCGCCTTTTATGGTGATGATAATCTTTGGTCAGTTTGTGACGATCTCAAGGACTTCATAAATATGGAAACCTTAGGGAAATTTATCTGGGATACTTTTGGCATGACTTACACCACTACTCAAAAGGGTGTTATTAATTCTAAGTTCGTTGAGTTTGACGATTTGGAATTTTTATGTCGAAAGTTTCGTCCTAGAGAAACTTTATATACCGCTCCTCTTTCGAGAGAGAGCATACATGGAATGCTTCTTTGGATCAAGAAATCGAATTTACGTCCCGCGTCTGAACAACTTGCAATTAATGTTGAACAGGCGATGATGGAGTTTTTTCATTATGGTCCAGAGGTTTTCCGACAGGAAGAAGAAAGAATTCGCACTTATTGCGAAATTTATAATATACCGTACACAGCAGGTTCGTATGAATTTTACGAAGACCGCTGGGGTACGGGAATGATGAGCAATCGCTCATAACTTTTGTCCCGTCCGCAATGACATTAAACTAATATCTCTAGCTCTCGAGTATAAATTGAGCAAAACAAACCACTGGCAACAGTGAGTGAGGAATGCATGGACGTGGAATCGACCCCTAGGGATTCACGGATCGCGCCTCACAGAATTAGGGGTTCGAGCTCTAGCACGATGATCAGCTAAACTAGAGCCCATCGTTAAATTGATCAGCGAAAACGTATTAAACGAAGAACCCTCCACGAAAGTGGAATCCAACGGATTAGTAGACTTTGTAGTTGAAACTCCTGTTGAAGTTAAAACATTAGCCCCGAAACTGCCACGACCCCGTGACATTTCGCCTTGGGCAGACCAAACTCCGACTGCAATTTTGGAGAGAGAGTATTTGGTTAGTAATGTGGTTTATACTACCGCAAACCCGCAGGTTAATGTTATTTCTTGTCCTATACTTGGATTTTTAGCTTTTAAGAATGCAATGTCAACCTTTCGTTATCTAAGGTGGGATTTTATGGAATGGAGATACCAGATCATGGCGGTTCCTCAAGTTTGGGGTGCGGTAGGATTTACTTGCGTTCCTCTTGATGGTAGGCGTAGTTCAAATAATTTGGACAATGACTACGGTCTTTTATCACATACTGATTGTCAAATCGCCGATTTCTCCTCTGCTAACAGCGGAAGAATCATGGTTCCTTGGAACTTTCTTAATAAGTGGC